CCATTGGCGCATTGTCTGAGGGCATCACCTTTACGGAATTCGACAGCGACCCGTCGAAACTCCAGATCGTCGAAGGTAGAGCGTATTCGGCGAGGGACCTGAGCAGGCTTATGGATATTCCGGCCTATCTTTTGGCCGTGGATCAATCCGGCATGACGTATTCCAATGCACAAGAGGCCCGCCGCGACCTCATCAACTTTGGCGCGCGCCCGCTGCTGCATGCGATCGCCGAACGCCTGTCAATGGACGACGTACTGCCCCGGGGCCGTCACGTTGAATTCGATACTGAAACGTACATCGGCGATATGGACACCCACGTCATGCCGGACGGTTCAATCATGGAAAACGAAGAGGTGGAACTTTGATCCGCTTTGATGCAGACGCGACACTAATCACCGCGCAGGCCGGGGACGCTACGCAGCCCGCCCGCATCAGCGGGCTAGCCGTGCCGTGGGATGTCGTGGCGACAGTCTCGGACGGGACCTCAGTGCAATTCAGCCGGGGCGCGTTCGACGTAACCCAGAAAGCCGCAAAGCTCATCGAAAACCACGATATGACTCAGCTTCGTGGCGTCGTGAGTACCCTCACCGATTCGCCGGCGGGCCTTGAATTCGAAGCCACACTTGCCGACACGCGCGCGAGCCGTGACGCCGTGGCCCTGCTCCAGTCCGGTGCCTACGATTCCGTTAGCGTTGGTGCGGTGCCCATTACTTTCTCCACCGACCCTAACGGGGTCATGACGGTAACGGAGGCCAAACTGGTGGAACTCTCACTGGTTGCGGTCCCCGCGTACGAGGATGCAGTAATCACCCAGGTGGCCGCGACTGCGGCCGACCCTGACCCAGACCCAGATACAGAGGAGCAGGAAATGTCCGACGCCGTAACGGCTGAGCCCATTGCGGCAGAGGCCACCATCCCGACGAATCCGATTATCTACGCAGAGGCAAAGCGTCCGTTCGTGATGCCGACGCCGGCGGAATATATCAGCGCGTTTCTTTCCGACCCGCCAAAGCTCGCCGCAATGCAGGCCGGTATTCAGGCCGCCGCGCCGGACGTGGTCACCACAGACACCCCGGGCATCTTGCCCCTTCCGATCATCGGCGGGGTGTATAACAACTTTATTGGCACTCGGCCAGTGGTGGACGCCATTGGCGCTCGCGCCATGCCCTCAGGCGGGAAGGTGTTCATCCGCCCGAAGGTGACGACCAATACCACTATCGGTGGGCCGGTCGCTGAGAACGCCACACTGCCTGACGGCACGTTGGTGATTGACGATATCCAGATCACCAAAGAGATTTTCGGCGGTTTCGTCACACTTTCCGAAGCGGTCATTGACTGGACCGTGCCGGAGGTTATCGGCGTTCTGCTCGACGATATGGGCCGGATCTATGCCAATGAAACCGACGCCGTGGCCGCCGCCGCGCTGTTCGCGGGCACCACGCAGACCGAAGCCCTGGCAAGCTTCTCAAGCCCGACTGACTGGGCAACCTTCGTAGGCAATTCGGCCGTGCAGATTCTCAACAGCTCGAATGGCAACCTGCCGACGCACCTGTTCTTGTCGCCGGATTCGTGGGGCTTTCTCATGGCGCTTAGTGACACTGCGGACCGTCCGTTGTTCCCGCTGCTCGGCCCCATGAACGCCTACGGGTCGCTGAACCCGTCGGACGATTCGGGAATTGCCTTCGGACTCCGGGTTGTCGTAGATCGCAATTTTGCGGCCAGCACGGCAATCGTCGGCGATGCATCAGGCTTTGAGATTTACGAGCAGCAGAAGGGGGCCATTTCGGTGGACGTACCTTCGACGCTTTCGCGGACCATCGCTTTTCGAGGATACTTTGCCAGCGTCATGCTCGATGACACCAGGTTCGTCGCAGCGGTCTAGGCCGACCTCACCACCTGCCCCATGTCCGAATACTCAATTACTCACGCTCAACGCATTGATGATTATGCAGTGGTGCAGACGCTCGAGGTAACTGAGATCGGCACGGGGCAGGTGGTCGTGGTGACAGGCGTTCCCGGGTTCAATGGCACGTTCGTCGTGCAAGCGGTCCCGACCTTTCTGTATCTAGGCGTGAACGCTGAAGGCGACTGGTTGTTCGACCCCGAGATCATCGTCCCGAATCAGCTCTTGTATTACTCAGAGGATGACGACGTTGCTCGAGATGCCGTCATTCCCCAAGGCACGCTTGAATATGAGCCGGTCTGCACATGGGCAAGCGACCAGGACGTTCTGGACTGGTTAGGGATTGACCCGGCCACGGCGAACGACGAAGCCTTTGTGACCGTGGCGACGAACGCCGCTAACGCTTTCGCCTATCGCCGGCGCAGGGAGTCGGGCTACTTCGACAGTCTCACCACGGTCCCGGGGCCGGACGTTCTACTGGGCACGATCATGTACGGGGCAACGCTTTACCGCGAGCGCGGGTCGGTTGATTCCTTTGCATCATTCGACCAGATGGGCGGGGCGGTTCCGTTCGGCTCGCACGGGCAGATAAATAAGCTGCTGGGCGTGAACCGGGCGCAGGTCGCATGAGTGCCACGGGCATTTTCGCAGAGGCCCAGGCGACACTTGCGGCCAGTCTCACAGCCCTAGGGCTTGCCGTCGTGACTGATTCGCGTAACGCGCGGCCTATGTCTGTCGTCATCGAGCCGCCGACGTTCACCTGTTTCAATTCCAACATCGCAGACATTACTTTCCGGCTCCGCGTACTCGCCGCGCCGCCCGGGAACCAGGACGCGTCGGACTACTTGATGACGACTGCGGATGCCGTGATGGATTCGGAAATAAGCGTCATCAGCGGCACCCCGTCCATGACGGCAATCGGCGGGCAGGATATCCCGTCATTCGATCTCACCATTCGCGTATCAACTATGAGGAGCTAAACAGTGGCTACCACCACCTATCTTTCGCAGCCCGCGAGCATCACTATCGGTAGTGTTGATGTCACCGATCAGTGCAGCTCTATCACCTTCACGCTCGGTTCTAACCCGCTCACCTCCACCGCTTTTGGCGACCTCGGTGAGCGTATGGTGCCGGGCCTTCAGACCGTTGACGGTTCCGTCACGCTTTACGCTTCGTACGGTGCAGGCGAAGTTGAGGCCGTGCTAAACGCTGAAGTAGGCCAGGGCGATACCACGATTGTGGTTACCCACGCCGCAGGCGCACTTTCGGCAAGTAACCCGGAATACACGATCACAAACACCATGATCGCCGACATCCCGACCGCGCAGACCGTGGGCGAGCTTCAGATTTACGAAGTGTCGTTCTCGGCAGGCACTTGGGCACGGGACATCACGCCGTAAGCGTTGCCGACTAACTAAGGGGAAAAGATGGAAGTCAAAATTCGCGTAGTGACGGTGGATAATGAGTACGTCGTGACGACGTGCCTCATGGACTGGGTGGCGCTGGAGCGGGCTTACAAGACGACCACTACGCAGGTGGTCAATAGCCTGTCAATGGAACACCTAGCCTTTCTTGCATACTCCGCAGCGAAGGCCGCAGGGCATACGCCACCGGCACGGCTAGATGATTTTATCCGGTCCATTACTGACATTTCAGTTTTGGAGAATGATGAGGAAGAGGCAAACCCTACCCCGGAGGGACAGTAAGCCGGGCACTTGCCGACGTGTTAGTGACTACCGGATACTGGCCCTCACATATTGATTTCACGCTAAGGGATCTCACCACGGTCCTCGCAGTAATAAACGAAAGCCGCCGCTAGTGCGCCAGTTTGTAGATATGAGTTTTGATGCGCCAGGCGCAACGGCAAGCGACTCATTCGGCATCGCGGCCACAATCAAGTCGCTGGGCAAGCTGGACCCGGAATATCGAAAAGAGTTTTTGGCAGAGGTGACCGTGGCGGCGCAGGGCGCAATAAATGACGCGCGCTCTAGGTACCCCACCACGGTCCTCAGCGGCATGGCCCGCAACTGGTCGCCCCGGGCCGTCGGCGGCTATTCGTCGGCAGGCGCGAAGGCTTTCCCGTGGGACGTAAACAAGGTTCGGAACGGCGTAAAGGTGAAGGCCGACACCCGCCGCAATAGGTCCAGCGTGGTCTATATCACCCAGTCCACAAACGCCGGTCGGCAATTTGAGCTAGCGAAGTCTGACTACGGAACGCTAGGCCCCAAGATTCGCGCACGGTATGGCCGCGTTATCTGGCCCGCCGTGGATCGCCATATGGACGACATCAACGCGGGCGTGAAAACGGCAGTGGCAAACGCTATTTCTAAGGTGAACAGGGAGATGGGTTAGTGGGCATCGTCATCCCGATCATTACCGATTTCAATGCTTCAGGAATCAATAAGGCCACGAAGTCCTTCAAGCAGCTCGAAACCAACGGACAGCGTGCAGCGTTCGCCGTAAAGAAAGCGGCAGTACCGGCAG